CTGTCCCGGCAGACGCATACACGACTAATAGGCTTAACTTTGTATGAAGGAAAAACTATGTCAAAAACTACTTTCTCAGGTCCAGTTAGAGCTGGATATTCAGGTGGAGACGCAAGCGCAAGTTCGCCTGTAACCCCATCAACTATCAACGCAGGTACAGTTATTTCAGTTGATGAAGGCTCTGGCGCATATGGATTTTATTCACGTGTTCAACCTACTACTGGCTTTGGTAGCTCAGCTTACCAAACACCAGGTGAAGCCTTCGGTGTATTTGGACGTTCTCAAACAGGCGCTCCATTTGCAACAACTCCATCAACCACATTTAACCACATAGCAGGTGTAGCTGGTAACTTTGCAGTTATCGGTTCATATGCAAACAATGGTTTAATGTCAGGTCTATTAGGTATCATTAACACAAACACTTTATCAGGCGATGCTGCTGTTATGGCATTTATGCAAGGTGATTCTGGCACTACTACATGTCGTGCTGCTTTCGGTGTTGCAATGGCTCAAACAACTGCTGCTTCAGGCTTTACATTCGGTCTTGACTTAAAAATGCAAGATCCAATTGCTGATGGTGGTGGTCCTTCTGGTGTGCAAGCATATAAGACTGCTGAAATCCGTTTGGCTGATGACGCTAACGACGATCCAGTGGTTATCAAGGTTGGTAACTTTGCTGATGGCGCGGCTTCTGGTCTCGGTATTGGTTCTCTTGGTGTCAACACCACAACTGGTAAATTGCTTGTGGTTGACACTGGTGGTCTCTGGCAAGAAGTTAGCTAATGTTGACTCATAAAGACTCAGAAGTTCAAGTAATGCTTGGGCTTCTAGAGGGTCAAAGAGATTATGCTATGGGAACAGCAGCTACACTAGCTAAAGAAAATGCAGAATTAAAAGCCCGCATTGTTAAATTAGAAGCTGCAACCCAACCAAATCAATCGGAGAATTAATTATGGCAATGCAATATGACGTACTGTCGTATCACAATACAGTATCAGGTGTAGCGGTACCTTATCGCGCTCGATTAAAGGGTATAGTAATATCACCAAGTGCATCTTCAACATTTCATGTAGGTGTGTTTAATAATACATTTTCTACAGGCACATACGCACAATCAGCTTCTACTACAATTACAGTAACTTTAACTGCACACGGTTTAAATACAGGAGATACAGTATATTTAAATTGCACTACAGGCACTGGGGACAGTAATGTTTACTCTATTACAAAAACAGGCGACAATACATTTACTGTAGTATCTCCTACATCAGAAACCACAAGTGGCAACGTAAATGTGTATAAAGAAGAATTATTAGAAATTGATTGCTCTACAGCTACATCGTTTTATACATTAATTCCGGGTGAAGGCATTGTAGGTCAAGATGGGTTATATGTAGGGCTACCTTCAGCAGGCACTGTGACCAGCACTATCTTTTACGGATAAGGACTAATTATGACAATGCAATATGATGTCCAATCAAAACATTTAACATCGTCAGGTGCAGCCATTTCGTTTGCTACTCGATTAAAAAATATTACAGTTACTTCTGGAACTTCGTCTGCAAGAAATATAGCATTAGTAGATTCAACAGGCGCAATAACAGGTACATGGGATAGACCCGCAGGAACACCAGGTCCAATAACTACTACAGTAACCACAGCAACAAATCATGGTCTTACAACAGGAGACAGAGTTGCTATAGATTTTTCTGGTTCACTCATGAGAGACGGTGTGTATGAAGTAACAGTTACAGGTGACACAACGTTTACTGTGCAATCACTTACAACGGGAATTGCATCAGGTACTTGTAGTGTATTTACAGAAGACTATATCTTTTTAGAAATAGATACTTTTAGTACTGTAGGTTTACCGATCCTTATTCCAGGTGAAGGTATTAGATGCCCTAACGGTATTTATGCAGTATTAGGTGCTTCAGTTACGGCAACAATATATTATGGCTAATAAGAAAAAAGGTCCTAGCTTAGCTATTGGACGCGGTGAAAAACTTCCTGTATCGAAAGGTGCAGGTCTTACTGCAAAGGGTAGACGTAAATATAACGCAGCTACTGGGTCAAACCTAAAGGCTCCTCAACCACAAGGTGGCGCTCGTAAGAAGTCGTTTTGTGCTAGGATGTCTGGTATGCCTGGTCCTATGAAAGATGAAAAAGGTAGACCAACTAGGAAAGCCGCATCACTAAAAAGGTGGAAATGCTAATGACAAAATTTTTTGAAAACATTGATGAACATACTAAACATGTAATAGATGGGGCTTCGGTGGCAACAGTTATGGGAACATTAATGAGCTGGTTACCAGCAATTGCGGCGCTTTTTACTATTATATGGACTGCCATTCGTATCTATGAAACTAAAACAATACAAGGATGGTTAAAGAAGAATGCCAAGTAAATCTAAGAAACAACATAATTTAATGGCAGCTGTAGCTAACAACCCAGCCTTCGCTAAGAAAGTTGGAATTAAAAAATCAGTAGGAGAAGAGTTTATGAAAGCAGATAAAGGCAAGAAGTTTGGATCAGGCGGAGCACTTAAAGCAGTTGACTCAAGTGACAATCCTGGATTATCAAAATTACCAACGGAGGTTAGAAATAAAATGGGCTACATGAAAAAAGGCGGTATGGCTAAAAAAGGTATGAAAGAAGGCGGCATGGCAGACATGGCACAAGATAAAAAAACAGTTAAAAAAGCTGTAGGCATGCATGAGAAACAATTACACGGTGGTAAGAAGTCAAATCTAACAACCCTTAAAAAAGGTGGTATGACTAAGATGAAATCAGGTGGTATGGCTAAGAAAATGGCTAAAGGCGGCGGCATCGAAGTTCGCGGTAAAACTAAAGGCAAGATTTGCTAAGGAGAATATTATGGCAAGTGATTTAAAAGATATGGTTGGTTATTCAAAACGTAAAGATTTTGCAGAAGATCAAAAAAATAAATTTAAAGAAGATATTCAATCAGTAAAAAATATTTTTGTAGGTAAAAAAGAAGCTGGTAAACCCGCACAAACTATAAGTATGACTGAAGAAGATAAAAAAGTACTTAACTCGCCTGAGTTTAAAAAAGCTAGCGAAGCTACTATGGATAAGAAAAAAGGCGGCGTAGTTAAGAAAATGGCTAAAGGCGGTACCGCTTCATCTCGCGCAGATGGTTGTGCAGTTAGAGGAAAAACAAGAGCATGAGACCTTCACGAGGTATGGGCGCTGTAATGCCTGATAAAATGCCTAAAGGTAAAACTAAAAAACGTCGTGATAACACAGACTTTACCGAGTATAAAGAAGGTGGTATTGTAAAAAAGAAAAAAGACGTTATGTTAGATAAATTACAACGTGCTCCTATCTCTAAAATGCTAGGTAAAAAAGAAGGCGGCACAGTAAACAAAGCAGGTAACTACACAAAGCCATCACTTCGTAAAAGTATTGTGTCTCAAGTAAAAGCTGCTGCAACACACGGTACAGGCGCCGGTCAATGGTCAGCTCGCAAAGCACAACTCGTTGCTAAGAAATACAAAGCTGCAGGCGGTGGTTACAAGTGAGTGCATTAGCTAAACCGCAACGTTCACTAAAAGCATGGGGTGAACAAAAGTGGAGAACTAAGTCTGGTAAAAAGTCTAGTGAGACAGGCGAAAGATACTTACCTGAAAAGGCTATTAAGTCATTAAGCCCACAAGAATATGCAGCAACGACGAAAGCAAAAAGAGCAGGTAAAGCTAAAGGCAAACAGTTTGTAGCTCAACCTAAATCTATTAAACAAAAAGTAAAACCTTTTAGAAAAATATAATTATGGTAGATAGAACCACAGGGCAAACGAGTTTTAACTTAGATCTAAACAATCTTGTTGAAGATGCATTTGAACGTTGCGGACAAGAGTTGCGTACTGGATATGAACTACGTACTGCACGACGTTCACTAAACCTACTTACGATTGAGTGGGCTAATCGTGGTATTAACCTATGGACTGTAGAACCAGGTCAAATACAGTTAAACCAAGGTCAGATTATGTATGCACTACCTACTGACACTATAGATCTTCTTGACATGGTGACTAGAACCGGTACAGGATCAAACCAGCAAGACATTAATATTAATCGTATCAGCGAGTCAACCTATATTACAATACCTAACAAGAATGCAACAGGACGTCCTATCCAAGTGTGGATTAATAGACAAAGTGGCCAAGAGAACCCTACTACAATACTTACAGCTGAAGCGCTAGATGCTACAGAAACAACAATTACATTAACATCAACTGTAGGCTTAGCACAATTTGGTTTTATTAAAGTTGATAACGAAACCATTCAGTATGGCGGTATAAGCGGTAATGACTTAGTTGATTGTGTACGCGGTGTTAATTATACAACTGCGGCAACGCATATAACAGCCTCTAGAATTTATGTACAAAACTTACCTACAGTCAACGTATGGCCAGCACCAGACCAAAGTAATTTTTATCAGTTCGTGTATTACAGATTAAGACGAATCCAAGACGCAGGTACTGGTCTTTCAGTAGAAGATATTCCGTTTAGATTTATTCCTTGCATGGTGGCAGGGTTAGCTTCGTATTTAGCAATGAAGTTACCTAATATAGACCCTAATAGAATAGCTATGCTAAGAGCAGACTATGAAGCAGCGTTCCAACTTGCCGCGGATGAAGATCGTGAAAAAGCAAGTATTCGCTTCGTGCCTAGAGACATGAGTTATATAAGATAATGGCTAAGAAATTTTTACCCGCGTCAGTAAGAACTTTTATGGACACAGTAGGCGGAGAACGTTCTCCTATTACTGAAAAAGATTTTACGCCTGAAGAATTACAACAAGTACGAGATGCTATTAAAAATAGTCGTCAAAGACAAGTAGGCAAAAGATTTATAGGCGAAGCAGGAAAACCTTTAAAACAAGATTATGATCAAACTGCAGGTTATCAAGATTATGGTAGTGGTGAACGTGGTAAACGCGTAGAAAATGATTTTAATTTAGGTTCTAGTGGTGCTATGAGAAATACACTAGGTAAATTTAATTATGAAAAAACGCCTGATGGTCGTTTAATAGCTAAAGATATGTATGATTTCAAAGATGACTTAGTTAAAGAAGCTGGCGTACGTCCTACTTCAGATTATGAAAAAATGAGTACACTTGGCAAAATAGGTACTCTTGCTGCAGACACAGTTATACCGGGGAAAGGTGGTATACCTACACTTCCTAGTAGAATTGGCAGCGCATTTATAGGTAGAGATGGAAGACCCGTAAATATTGATCTTGGAAAAGCAGATTTTAAAAAGGGTGGCAAAGTAAAAGCTAAATCTATGTCTAAACCTAAAACATCTAAAGTATCTAAAGCATCAAGTCGGGGTGATGGCATCGCTCAAAGAGGAAAGACTAAAGGTAGGATTATTTAATGCCAAGTAAATTTGCAAGTGCTAAGAACTCGATAGCCCAGTGTGATCGATGTGGGTTTAGATTCAAACTAAAACAACTTAAAACATTGGTTATTAAGACCAAAAATGTTAATATACTTGTATGTCCTGAGTGTTGGGAACCGGATCAGCCACAGTTATTACTTGGTATGACCCCAATAAATGATCCGCAGGCAGTACGTAATCCAAGACCTGATAGTCCTGGTTATTTTCAATCAGGTTTAACTGGAATACAAGTAATACCTGGCACAGGCAATGATGTCGATCAAACAGGCGTACCCTCAGGAGGTAGTCGAGTGTTTCAGTGGGGTTATAATCCTGTAGGCGGTGCTAGTTTTTTTGATGCACCATTAACACCTAATGACTTAGTAGGAACAAGTGCACTAGGTTCAGTAACAGTAACAATATCTTAAGGAGAAACAAAATGGCTTATAAATCAGGTGCTGATGGTATTACTAAACAAGGTAAAACTAAAGGCAAAAATTTAGGTAATGACGGCGCTTCAGTAGGAATTAAAAAAGGTCCT